ATAACAAATGATTCACCTGATACAGGTATACCGGCTGTTATTTCTGATGGTGCTGCTACTCCAACTTTATCTTTAGCTACCAATGTTACACAGGCTATGGTTAGATCAGCTATTGGTGCTGGAACTGGAAATGGTATTGTAACAAGTTTAACAACAACAGGAACTTCTGGAGCCGCTACACTAACTAATGGTGTTTTAAATATACCTGAATATACTGAAGCAGATACTTTAGCTACTGTTACTGCTAGAGGAGCGAGTACATCAACCGCTTCAACTTTTAGTGGAGGTTTAACTGTTAATCCAGCTTCTAATAATAATCCAGCTATAAATACAAACAGTGCTTTAGGATCAATTATTTCTTTAGGAAGAAACGCATTACCTACAAATGGTAATAGATTAGGAAAATTTGAATTTAAAGGATATAGTTCTGGCAGTGGAACTCCTGTTACTTCAGCTCAAATACTTGCTAAAGCAAATATTGATTGGGTAAATGCTAATAATTATGACTCAGAAATACTTTTACAAACTACAGTTGGTGTTACTTTAAGATCAGCTTTAACATCAAAACCAGGATTATTAAAAGTTTGGGGTGATGGTAGTGCAGATGGTAAAATTACATTAAATTGTTCTCAAAATAGTCATGGTCAAACATTAGCTGCACAACCTCATAGCGAAGGTATTACTAACACAATGTTATTACCTAAAGGAGCAAATTCAACTTTAGTTTCAGAAGCAACAGAAACTGTTCAATCGTTAACAACAACTGGAACTTCAGGAGCTGCAACACTTAGTTCTGCAGGTGTTTTAAATATACCTAATTATGCAGATACTAATACAACATATACAGCAGGTAATGGTATTAATTTTAGTGGTAACCCAGCAACTCAAATAAATGCTGACATAAACTATCTAAGTTATAGTGGTAGTAATAATTTTATAGATGATGCTAGTGATCAAATAGGAAGTACAGTTCCCACTGGTGGTATTATCCTATACAAAGGTACTAGTAATTTAGATATTGTATCAAAAGCTCGTGTAGATGATTTACCTTTCACGAATAACGCTGGAACGGTTACAGGAACAGGTGCTGCTGGTCAAGCTTCATTTTGGACAAGCTCTACTAATATTTCAGGTGATAATGATTTTTATTGGGATAACAGCAACAAGCGTTTAGGTATTCAAACATCAAGTCCTAGTAGCCAGTTAGAAGTTAACGGAAGAATATTTGCAAGTGGTAATTCATCGGTTGGTTCTACAAACACAGGCTCTATATCTATAAAAAGTACATTATTAAGTAAGCCAACATATGGATATTCTCCTACTAATTGGGCTAATGGTAACGGTGATCTTGTTATAGGAGGTTTTAAGAGTAGTGGTTTAGGAGGTTTTGCCGGGGTTGCTACTTTTGTAAATCAAGAAACGGTTATATCAGCAGGTGATGATTTAGGGGTTATTCAATTTGTCGGAAAAGATGACGCAACAAACGGGTATTGTAGTTCTCAAATAATAGCTTCAGTAGCACAAGGACCCGGTCAAGGATCTAGTGGTGGTGGTATATTAAAATTCTTTACTTCTACTAATAGTATAGGTTCTAGTCCTCAACAAAGATTAACTATTGATCAAAATGGGGATGTTGGAATAGGTGTGACAAGTCCTGATGCTAAACTGCATGTTTCAGGTAATTTAATATGTGGGACAACTTCTGGTACTTCTGATTTAATATTAAACTCTAGCTCTTCAACAGTTGGTCATTTTCATTTTGAAGACGAAAACGGGTTAGGTGGTTATGTAGATTATGATCACAGTAATAACAAAATGACATTAGGAACTAATGGCTCAGGAAGAGTTTATATTGAGTCAAATGGTGAAGTTGGTATAAATAACGCGTCTCCAAGCGCTACATTACATTTAACAGCTACAGCTAGTAATGGTGTTCCTTTTAAATTACAAGGACATGCTAATACAACTGTAGAGCAAATGTTAATGTATACCTCTAAAACCGCAGCAACAAACTGGTATTGGATGGTTAACCAAGCTAATAGCGTAAATACAATTATTATATACGGTAATGGTAATATAAATAACCTTAATAACAGCTATGGTCAATTGTCAGACATAAGATTGAAAGAAAACGTTGTTGATGCTACCCCAAAACTAGAAGATATTAAAAAATTAAAAGTTAAAAACTTTAATTTTAAAGGTGATAACTTAAAACAAATAGGTTTAATAGCGCAAGAAGTAGAAGATGTTTTTCCTGGTTTAGTTGATGAAGATAAACAACCTGATATAGAAAATGGACCAGAAGGTGAAGTATATAAATCTGTAAAATACTCTGTTTTAGTTCCAATGCTTGTAAAAGCTATGCAAGAACAACAAGAAATAATAGATAATTTAAAATTAAGAATAGAACAATTAGAAAATTAAAACTATGGCAATTACTTACAAATGGACAATTAATCAAATGGATGCACATATTCAAGCAGAAGGCGAGGATAATGTAATCTATACAGTACACTGGACTTATTCTGGATCAGAAGAGTCTGGAGGACAAACTTATTCAGCATCACAAATAGGTGCTCAAAGTTTTACTTATATAGCTGGTGAACCTTTTACACCTTATGCGGATACCGAAGCTTTTGAAAGCGTGGTGATAGGATGGCTTGAAGATACTCTACATGTAGATATGATGGCTAAATCTATTGAAGATAATATTAAGCTTCAAATAACGCCAGTAAATGAAAAATTATACTTTACTTGGCAAAACCCACCAATTCCACCTGTTGAATCAGAAGAATAGTGTAAGTTTTGTAAAAAACAAGTGATACTATAATTAAACCTATATCACTGTGGTAGTGATATAAACCAAAATAATGTTTAACCAATTAAAACCAAAAAACGATGACTTATTTTTATTCGTTGACCTCTTCAATGGGTCAACCCAAAACACCACAAATTTCAGAAGAAACTATTAAAGCTTGGAAGCACTTAGCTGAAAAGAAAAACTGGAGAATAGTTCAGTTACCTAATGGTTATTTTCAAACCGAGTACAAAGACCCCAGCTGTGATTGTAACGAAGACGAATGTTGCGACAGATGGTTCGATGTAACTAGACGTGAAACTTTAGAATCAGCTGAGGCTGCTATCGATGGTAGTGTTGATCACTATCAAAAGAAAGTGGACTTTATTAAAGGACCTAAAGTTGTCAAAACATTCAAATAATACTAAATCAAATTAAATTAAATTAAATTATGTCAAATGCAATTGTAAAAAATCTGAACTTTGGTTCGGATGCTAAAAACAATGTGTTTGCTGGTATTACGAAACTTACACAAGCTGTTAGCTCCACATTAGGAGCTAGCGGTAAGTGTGTTATTCTAGAGGATACAACTGGCAAACCGATTATTACCAAAGACGGTGTAACAGTAGCGGAATCAATAACATTGTTAGATCCAGTTGAAAATATGGGTGCAACGTTATTAAAAGAAGCTGCTAAAAAAACAGTTAGTGAAGCTGGTGATGGAACAACAACAGCAACTGTTTTAGCTCACGCTATATTAGAAGAGGCTTATAGAGTTATGAATAAAGAAAACTCTAGAGAAATAAAAAAAGGTATTAATAAAGCTGTTAGCGCTGTCATAGATTATTTAGATAATATATCAACTCCAGTCAAAGACGATATGATTGATCAAGTTGCTACAATATCTACGAACAATGATCCTATTCTTGGTAAAATTATAGCTGATGCATTTAGATCAGTTAACCAAACAGGTGTTGTAATGATGGAAGTTTCAGATCTACCAGAAACAAGATTTGAAACAATAGATGGTATACAATACAATAGAGGATTAAAAAATATACATTTTATTACAGATCAAGCTACAAAAACTGCTGAATTAGATAATCCTTTGGTTTTATTAGTAGAGTCTGAAATAGAAAATGTAAGAAAAATACAAAACGTACTTGAATACGTTATAAAAAATAATAAATCTTTACTTATTATAGCTGATGTAGATCAACAAGTTATGTCTGCTTTAGCTATGAATAAAATAAAAGGTAATATAAAAGTTAATGTTATTGATGCACCTATATATGGTGTTAATAAAAAAGAAACATTAAATGATTTAGCTTTGTTAACTGGAGCTACCATTATAAATGAAGACTTAGGTGATGATATAGATTTAATAGGTCCAGAACAACTAGGTCAATGTATAAAAAGTATAAGTAATCAACAAGAAACAATAATTCATGTTGGTGAAACATCTGAAGAAGTCAAAGGTTTAATAGAAGAAATAAAAAAGAAATTATTATCAACTAAAAATCCTAATGAAATAATACAACTAGAAACTAGATTAGCTAGATTATCAGGTAAGGTTGCTGTTGTAAAAGTTGGTGCTAATTCTGAAGTTGAATTACAAGAATTAAAAGATAGAGTGGAAGATGCTATATGTGCAACTAAAGCTGCTATTAAAGAAGGTATAGTTCCAGGTGGTGGTATTGCATTGTTAAATGCTTCTCAAAAAATTAAAACATTAACTCCTGGTGAAAACATACTTCTTAAAGCTGTTAAGGCGCCGTTTAAGACAATATTAAACAATGCTGGTATAGTTAATTATAAAACATCTAAAACTGAAGGTGAAGGATTAGATGTTGTTACAGGAAATATGGTAAATATGATTGAGTCAGGGATTATAGATCCTTTACTTGTAACTAAAAGTGCTTTAAAAAATGCAGCTTCTGTTGCTACCACTATTTTATCAACCGATTGTGTAATCAATAATCTTAGAATAGATGAAAGCAATAGGTAAAAATTTAATAGTTAAAATAAACAAACAAGGTGTCTCTGAAACAAAAGGTGGCCTTTTTTTAGCTGAAAAACAACGTGAAGATATAAGATATACTGAAGGTGTTATAGTTTCAGCTGGTAGTGATGTAACTGGAATAAAGCAAAATGATGTTATTTATTTTGATAAAAATAATTCTCATCAAATAGAAATAAAAAAAGAAATCTACACTGTGGTTCATGTTAACCATGTTGTGGTTGTGTTATGAGACTAGAAGCTTCTGATATTAGAGATTTAAATCTTTTAAAACATTATAGAATAATCAGAAAGTGGGCTTGTAAAAATAACAACTTAAATGATGCGGATTTAGAATTACTTATATATTTCGATTGCATGGGTCTTTTTACTAAAGAAGATTTTAAAATCGGTACTTATTCTTATAGCTGGGACAACAGACGCTGGAACAGATTGTTAAAAGAGGGTTGGATAATCGTATGGAGAAAACATAATCGTACAACTCAAAAATACAACATATACAAAGTTTCTTTCAAGTGTAAACAGCTCATAAGTAGAATGTACCGAATTATGCTTGGAACAGAGGATATACCAACCTCATTACATAGAAATAAAATAATGAAAGGTAAAACCTATATAGACAAAGTAATGATTACGTCTATAAATAATGTTAATAAAGATAAAAACAGATAATCATGGCAAAAAAAGAAAAAAAATCAGAGGTAAAAGAATTATCTCCAGTTGAAAAAAAGATTAGCAAATTAAAAGCTATTATTAAAAAACTAGAATCTAGTAAGTAATGGAAAAAATGGATGAAAGGATTGAGGACTCTATGTTTGAAATAAAAAACAATTTTATTTCACCAAAAGATCAAATATCAATGAGTACTAAATTTGATACTAAAAACATAGATAGATCAGGTAAGCCTATGATTTCAAATCCTGATATTCAAACTGCTGGTTTATTTCCTCCATTAGGAACTCCAGATATAACACCTAGAAAAAATCTAGACAGTAATCAGTTTAAAATATAAATTATGAGTAAAAAAGGACAAGTTGGTGCAGATGCTACATGGGGTGGACCTCATTCACCTTCAAATTTAGCAAAAGGTAATGCAAGAAATAAAATGCAAGTTTCAAAGTATCCTTGTGATTATAAAGCTGGACCAATAAGCAGTATTGCTAAAGGCTAGTAAAATTTCACTAAAATGAGTGATAGAATAAGTGAACACATCTCGCTTAAAGAAGGAATTAAATCTCACACAGCTACTAGGCTTGGTATTGATAATACACCTAGAGAAATAGATTTAATTAACATGAAAACTATTGCAGAACAAGTGTTTGAACCTCTACGTAAATGGGTGGGTGGTCCAATTGCTATTAATAGTTTCTATCGCTCACCCCAACTCAATTCTGCTATTGGCGGAAGTACAACCTCTCAACATTGTATTGGTTGCGCACTTGACCTAGACGATAACTATGGTTATAAAACTAATGCAGAAATGTATGAGTATATAAAAAATAATTTAGATTTTGATCAGATTATTTGGGAATTTGGTACAGATGAAAACCCTAATTGGGTACATGTAAGCTACGTATCTGAAGATGCTAACAGAAGAAGATGTTTACAGGCTTATAAAGAAAATGGTAAAACAAAATATAAAGTAATATAATGGCTTATACACAAAATAACTCTCCTTTTGCTAAAAAGCATAATGGACCTGCTATAACAGAAAAATCATACGAAAAACAAAATCGTAAAATGAGATCTGATTACACTAAAGAAACTGGTAAAAAACTAGGTAGTAGACAAACATCTGGTACTAGCTCTAGAAGAGTTTCTTTTGCTTGTAGGTTTGGTGGTATGGCCGGTTCTTTAAAAAATAAAAAAGGTGAGCCAACTAAATTAAAAATGGCTCTTAAAAAATGGGGCTTTGGTAGTAAAGAAGCTGCAAAGAACTTTTGTAATAAAAACAAAAAAAAATAAAAAAAAATGATTAGAAATTATTACACTGACTCTTACAAGTCTGCAATAGCTGTAACACCGAGTGATACACTATTAATAGATGGTAGAACCAAAGCAACAACACCTATAGGGTCTTGGAAGCAATATAACTTATATATAGGTAATTCACCAACTACATTACCAGTAACAACAACAACTAACAATAATACTGTTTCAAACTCTGTTAATGTAAGTTTAAAATCACCAAACCCACAAATTAAAGTGGGTATGAGAGTTACAGGTGCTGGATTACCAGACGCTGGATTATTAGTAGCAACAGTAGTAGACGCTAGTAATTATACTTTATCTCAAGCAGATAGTATAGCTGCAGACGCTACATTGACATATAGTTATGACACAGAAGCAAGTATTAAAGTACATACTATCAACGATGAAGTAATTACGTTTACTAAACCTGCTCAAGGATTTGTATTACCAGTTAGTGTAGTTCAAGTATATAGTACTGGTACAAGCGGTGGTGTCTTAGATATAGTCGCTTTAAGTTAACAACAATCAACAATCAACAACCAACAATCAAAAAAAATAATCATGGGAAAAAAAGGAAAAACAATGGGTGGTGGAATGCCAGGACCAGGGAAATCAATTATTTCAGGAAGTCATGGAGCCGGTAAATACGGGCAACCACATAAATTTTATGGAAAAGCTGCGGCTAAATACAAAGGGCCACACAAAGAATTAGTAGGTGATCAAAATCAATTACCACAGGAGTTACAAAATGCTATAAAAGCTGCTCCAGGTAAATATGGTATGTCACAAGATCACAAAATGGCATACGATAGAAGTGAAATATCTAGATTAAAAAAAGATATTCATTATGATGATGTAAAAAAGAAAGGTATGGGCAAATACAAAAGCGATGCTCAAAGAAAAGCTGTTCACGCTAGCAAAGCTGAGCAAGGGCCTGGTAAAATGAAAAAAGACAAGCAAAAAATATCTAAATTACAAGACGATGTTTTAGCTGGTTCAGCAAAATATAGTTGCGGAAAAAAATAATAATAACAACAATCAACAATCATTAACAAAAATCAAAAATCAAAATTATGGCAAAATTTATCTCAATTCATTCATCTGGAGCAGGGCTTGCAGGTGGTGACATCTTAGTTAACGCTGACTTATCAACAGGAGTTGTAGCAGCTTCAGGAACTTCAACTGTTATTTATTTAGCAGGTGGTGCAGCTGGTGACTTAGCTACTATTACGCACACATCAACAGGAACAGTTCCTTCAGTAAGAGATGCAATTATTTATGCATTAACTGCTAACCCAGGTGGTATTAAAGCAAAAGTTTCTTTACCATCAGGAATAGAAGTTTCATCAGTAGTATTCTCTTAATAATTAATTTATGATAGCTACAGGGTTTATGCCCTGTGGCTTTCATTATTAAGTATGGCTTTTAAAATTAAACCATTTTACACTTTAGACAATGCTTCTATAGTACATATGCCTATGGAAGAAAATGTTATGGGTAGAGCTGATAAAAAAGGTAATATTCTTATAAATAAAGATTTAAAAAATCCTAAACATATAGAAGATACTATAAATCATGAGCAAGTTCATATAGATCAAATGAAAAGAGGTGAACTTTATTATGATGATGAAGCCGTTTATTTTAAAGGTAAAAAATATTTAAGAAAAGAGTTTGACGAGTCAAACAGAAATTTACCGTGGGAAAAACCCGCATATAAAGCAGGATAATTATGTCTAAACCTAAAAAAAAATTTAAAGAAACTAAAGTCGGTCAATTTTTACTAGGTAAATCAGGTATTATAAATGTAATAGGAGATATATTACCCGATCAAGGTGCACTAGGTATGGTTAAAAACCTTATAGATAAAGATGAAGATCTACCACCACAAGACAAAGAAACTGCATTAAAATTATTAGAACAAGACATGACTGAGTTACAAGAGGTTTCAAAGCGTTGGGACAGCGATATGAAATCAGATTCATGGCTTTCAAAAAATACACGACCAATGACATTAATATTTTTAACAATATCTCTTGTTATTTTTATTTTGTTAGATGGTTTCGATATATCCTTTGGTATAGATACCGGATGGATTGACTTATTAAAATCACTTCTTATAACCGTTTATGTTGCCTATTTCGGTTCAAGAGGTGCAGAGAAATTTAAATCAATAGGCAAGTAATCAAATTTAATTAAAATGAATATTAAAAAAGACCAACTAGAAAAAATTCAAAACTTTCAAAAAGACTTAAACAAGTTATTAAATGAAGTAGGATTTTTAGAAGCCCAAAAAACCGCGGTATTATCTAAGTTCCATGAAGTTAACAAACAAACTGAAGACTTTAAAAAAGAACTAGAAGAAGAATACGGATCGATTAATATCAATCTTGAAGACGGTTCTTACACTCCTATCGAAAAAGAAGAAGAAGAAGTTAAGGAGTAATGTCATCTGTTATTAGAAAAATCAGCATCGGATCTGATTATAAAACTGATGCGATGCATTATTCTTTGTCTCAATCTGTATATGGAGGTCACACTATTTCCAATATAATCTTTGATACAAAAGATAATTCTTATAACATTTACATTAAAAAAAACAACGAGGTATTGCCATGGAAGAAATTTAATTCTAACATGGCTATATCCGTTGAGTATGATTTAGAGTATTAATGAAAAGCATTTATGATTTTATCGTTGAACCATTAGGTCAGCGATATAATAATGAAGTTAAGGTAGGTGACAAAAGCCTAATAATTAACACTAAGCTTGAAAGTTTTAAATCTGTAAATAATATAGCAAAAGTTATTGAAGTTCCTTTAGCATATAAAACATCAATTAAAAAAGGTGATAAAGTAATGATACATCATAATGTTTTTAGAAGATTTTATGATATTAGAGGTAACGAAAAAAATAGTAAATCATATTTTAAGGATAATTTATATTTTGTTCAACCTGATCAAATATATCTTTACAAAAATAAAAACAAATGGATATCATTTGGTGATAGATGTTTTGTAAATCCAATTAGAAATAATGATAAAATAAACGCTAATTTAGAAGAAAGCCTTATTGGTATATTAAAATATGGTAATAATGCGTTAGAGATGCTAGGAATAAGCGAGGGAGATCTTGTAGGTTACAAACCTTACGGTGAATTTGATTTTTTAGTTGATGGTAAGCGTTTATATTGTATGAAATCAAATGATATTGTAATTAAGTATGAACGTCAAGGAAACGAAAAAGAATATAATCCAAGCTGGGCACAGAGCAGTTGAAGAATTAATTAAAGTAGCTAAAGAAGCCATTGTTGATTCTGATGATGATATATCAGCTGATAGGTTAAAAAATGCAGCAGCTACTAAAAAGTTAGCTATATTTGATGCTTTTGAAATACTTAATCGTATTAAAGAAGAAGAAGATATGTTAAACGACAAACCAAAAGAAGAAAAGAAAAAAGAAGCTTTTGGTGGTTTTGCAGAAAGAAGATCTAAGTAATGTATAAACAAACTTTATATAAAGTAATTGATCACATAAAACCTCATGTAATAAAAAGATTAAATAAATCTAAAAAATGGGAGTATGGTTATAATAAAGAACATGATGTTGTTGTTATATCTAAAACTGGTCAAATAAATGAAGTTTACGAAATACAAAATTTAAAAATAGCATTACCAAAAGAAAAAGATGTTAACAAGGATTATAATAAATGGCAACCGCACGAATATCCTAAGGCATTAAAAAAAATTAAAACAATATTTGACTGGAAACAATATCCGGATGATTTTAAAGAAAAATGGTATGCATATATTGATAGAGAATTTGCCAGACGCCACGAAGGTTATTGGTTCAATAATAAGGGTAAAGCTACTTACATTACTGGCACTCACTATATGTACCTGCAGTGGTCCAAGATTGATGTTGGGCAAGCAGACTTTAGGGAAGCAAACAGATTATTCTTTATATTCTGGGAAGCTTGCAAAGCAGATCACCGTTGCTACGGAATGTGCTACCTCAAAAACAGACGGTCTGGTTTTTCATTCATGGCATCAGGCGAAACTGTCAACCTTGCCACTATCTCTAGTGATGCTAGATACGGTGTCTTATCAAAGTCTGGGGCTGATGCAAAGAAAATGTTTACCGATAAAATCGTACCCATTTCCGTCAACTACCCGTTTTTCTTCAAGCCTATTCAAGACGGTATGGACCGACCAAAAACAGAACTTGCTTATAGAGTTCCCGCTAGTAGATTTACAAGGCGTAAACTAGATAGTAATGAGCAACTTGAAGAACTTGAAGGATTAGACACAACTATTGACTGGAAAAATACAGGTGATAATAGTTACGATGGTGAAAAATTAAAATTACTTGTGCACGATGAATCTGGTAAGTGGGAAAAACCCGACAATATATTAAACAACTGGAGGGTTACAAAAACTTGTTTACGATTAGGTTCTAGAATTATTGGTAAGTGTATGATGGGATCAACATCAAACGCTTTAGATAAAGGAGGTAGAAACTATAAAAAATTATATGATGACTCAGATGTTACCAGAAGAAACCGCAATGGGCAGACTAGCTCGGGATTATATAGCTTGTTCATACCTATGGAGTGGAATTACGAAGGATACATTGATTCTTATGGGTTACCTGTCTTCGAGACACCCAAAACACCGAAAAAAGGACCTGATGGGTTTCCAATAGAAATAGGTGTTATAGAGCATTGGGAAAATGAAGTTGAAGGTCTTAAAGATGATCCTGATGCGCTTAATGAATTATATAGACAATTTCCTCGTACCGAAAAACATGCATTTAGAGATGAGACTAAACAATCTTTATTTAATCTAACTAAAATTTATGAACAAATAGATTATAATGAAGATTTAAAGCATTCAAATGTTATTACTCAAGGTAATTTTCAATGGGTAGATGGGATTAAAGATACAAGCGTACAATTTGTTCCAAGTAAACAAGGTAGATTTTATGTGTCATGGATACCAAACAGAAACCAGCAAAATAGAATTATTATTAAAAATGGTAGAAAATATCCTGGTAATGAACACATGGGGGCTTTTGGATGTGATAGTTATGATATATCTGGAACTGTTGACGGGAGAGGATCAAAAGGATCATTACACGGGTTAACAAAGTTTAGCATGGAGGATGCACCTCCTAATTTATTCTTTTTAGAATATATATCAAGACCACAAACCGCCGAAACATTTTTTGAAGATGTACTTATGGCATGTGTATTTTATGGTATGCCAATACTTGCAGAAAATAATAAGCCAAGATTATTATATCATTTTAAAAGAAGAGGTTATAGAGGTTACTCTATGAATAGACCTGATAAAACAATGCATAAATTATCTTTAACTGAAAAAGAAATAGGTGGTATACCTAATTCGAGTGAAGATGTAAAACAAGCTCATGCTGCAGCAATAGAATCTTATATTGAAATGTTTGTTGGTTATAACAACGAACAGTATGGAACAATGTATTTTCAAAGAACATTAGAAGATTGGGCAGCTTTTGATATAAACAATAGAACTAAACACGATGCTTCTATAAGCTCAGGTTTAGCTATTATGGCTTGTAATAAAAACAAATATAGACCAGTGGCTGAAGTTATAAAAAACAAAGTTAATTTAAATTTTGCTAAATATGACAATAAAGGCTTTGAATCAAAAATAATTAATTAGATGATTAATACTAGTGTTAATAGCGCATTTCCAAGTCAGATGGTATCTGAGGAGGAAAAGAAAAGTTTAGAGTATGGTTTGCTGGTCGGGCAAGCTATTGAGTATGAGTGGTTTAGAGGAGGAAGAGTAAATAGTAACAGATGGGTTACAGGTTATCAAAACTATAACAGGTTAAGGTTATACGCTAGAGGTGAACAATCTGTTCAAAAATATAAAGATGAATTATCTATAAATGGTGATTTATCTTATTTAAATTTAGACTGGAAACCAGTACCTATTATACCTAAGTTTGTAGATATAGTAGTAAATGGTATAGCAGAAAAAAACTACGATTTAAAAGCATACGCTCAAGATCCTATCGCTTTACAAAATAGAACTAACTATGCTTTTAAATTGCTGTCAGATATGCAAAATCAAGAGTTCATAACTACAGCTCAGCAAGAGTTAGGTATGGATTTTTCTCAAAGTAACGAAAAAAATAATTTACCTTCTAATATAAAAGAGTTAGAAGTTTACATGCAGTTAGATTATAAACAAGCTGTAGAAATAGCGCAAGAAGAAGCTATAAACAATACACTTGCTTTTAATAAATATCATTTAGTTGAAAAAAGAATAGTAGAAGATATAGTAACTATAGGTATAGGAGCTGTTAAAACTTCTTTTAATAAATCTGAAGGTGTGGTTGTTGATTATGTAGATCCAGCTAATTTAGTTTATTCATATACTAATGATCCTAATTTTGAAGATATATATTATGTTGGTGAAATTAAATCTTTAACATTAGCTGAAATTAAAAAACAATTTCCTTATTTAACTAAAGATGAGCTAGAAAGATTAGCTAAATATCCAGGTAGACAAGGATATGTTGCTCAACCTAATTATGATAATGATTTAATACAAGTTTTATATTTTGAATACAAAACATTTGTAGATCAGGTGTTTAAAATAAAAAAAACTGATCAAGGTTTAGAAAAAGCTTTAGTAAAATCAGATACATTTAATCCACCAACTAGTGATAATTTTGATAGAGTTTCAAGATCTATTGAAGTTTTATTTACGGGAGCTAAGGTTATGGGTGTTCCACAAATGTTAGAGTGGAAGCTTGCGGAAAACATGACAAGACCTAAAAGTGATTTAACTAAGGTTAAAATGAATTATGCTATATGTGCTCCACACATGTATCAAGGTCGTGTTGAATCATTAGTAAGTCGTATAACAGGTTATGCTGATATGATACAATTAACATCATTAAAATTACAACAGGTTATATCTAGAATGGTACCAGATGGTGTTTTTGTAGATGTCGATGGTTTAGCTGAGGTTGATCTAGGTAATGGTACTAATTACAATCCACAAGAAGCATTAAATATGTATTTTCAAACTGGTAGTATAGTTGGTAGATCTTTAACACAAGACGGTGATCCTAATAGAGGTAAAGTACCAATTCAAGAACTACAATCATCTAGTGCTAATGGTAAAATAGCTTCACTTGTAAATACTTATCAATATTATTTACAAATGATTAGAGATGTAACTGGATTAAATGAAGCAAGAGATGGTAGCTTACCAGACAAAGATGCTTTAGTTGGTTTACAAAAAATGGCTGCTAACGCGTCAAATATAGCAACTAAACATATATTAAATGGTAGTTTATATTTAACTCTTAGAATATGTGAAAATATTTCTTTAAAATTAGCGGATATGATTGAGTTTGATTTAACAGATCAAGCTTTAAAAAACTCTATAAATCAATTTAATGTTGCAACTTTAGATGAAGTTAAAACATTATCATTACATGATTTTGGTATTTATTTAGAGTTAGAACCTGACGATGAAGAAAAAGCTATGTTAGAACAAAATATTCAAGTAGCTTTACAATCTGGTCAAATATATTTAGAAGATGCTATAGATATAAGAGATATTAAAAACTTAAAATTAGCAAATCAAGTTTTAAAATTTAAAAGAATTAAAAAACAAGAATTTGATCAAGCAGCTCAACAAGCTCAAATACAAGCACAAGCTCAAGCAAACATGCAACAATCAGAGCAAGCTGCTTTAAATGAAGTTCAAAAACAAGAGGCATTAGCTAAAACAGAAATACAAATAGAACAAGCTAAATCTCAATTTGAAATACAAAGAATGGAGCAAGAGGCGTTAATTAAAAAACAATTAATGGCTGAAGAGTTTAATTATCAATTACAATTAGCACAAGCTAAAGTAAATACTGATAGAGAAAAAGAACAATTTATAGAAGATCGTAAAGATAAAAGAACTAAAATACAAGCAACGCAACAATCAAAAATGATTGAGCAACGCCAAAATGACTTGTTACCTACAGATTTTGAATCAGCAGGTATGGATAATTTAGGCGGATTTGGTTTAGAGCAGTTTGAACCGCAATAAACTATTTATTAATTTTTATTATATTATATTATGTCTGAAAAAGTAAAAGAAGAAGGTTCGTTTAAAATTAAACGTAAACCTAAAAAATTAACAAAAAAAGATGAACCTATTAAATTAGATTTGTCTAAACCTAAAACAGAAGAAACAGATGCCATTCAAGTCGGAGAAACAAAGAAGGTGGATGTGGGCGAACAAACCGGAGTTAGCTCTGGAGTGGACAAACAAGTACCAGAGCCCAAAGAAATTCCTGAAAATAAAGAAGAAGAGCAAGTAATACAAGAAATTGTAGAAGAAGAAAAACCTATTGAACAAAAGGTTGAAGAAGAAATACAGGAAATAGGTGAAAAAATTGAAGAAAGAGTTATTGCTCCAACACCTGAAGAGGCAAGAGAAATAGCTAAACTACCAGAAAACATCGAAAAAGTTATAGACTTTATGAAAGAAACTGGTGGAACATTAGAAGATTATGTTAGATTAAACGCTGACTATTCTAATGTAGATAATGATACTTTATTAAGAGAGTATTATAAACAAGAAAAATCACACTTAAATTCAGAAGAAATTAATTTCATGATGGAAGATAATTTTTCTTTTGATGCAGAGGTAGACGAGGAGCGAGAGATCCGAAAGAAAAAACTCGCATATAAAGAAGAGGTTGCAAAAGCCCGCAAGCATTTAGAAGGTTTAAAAAGTAAATATTACGAGGAGATCAAGTTGAGACCCGGCGTTACTCAAGACCAACAAAAAGCTATGGACTTTTTTAATCGATATAACCAAGAGCAGGAAACTGCTCAAGAGCAACACGAAAGATTTAAATCTAATACTAAAGATTATTTTTCTAAAGAATTCAAAGGTTTTGATTTCAACGTAGGGGAAAAGAAATTTAGATATGGTGTTAAAAATCCAGACGCAGTTGCAGAAAAACAATCTAATATTACTAATGTAATTAAGAAGTTCTTAAATGATAAAGGTGATGTAACAGATGTTAAAGGTTATCATAAGGCTATGTATGCTGCTGAAAATGTAGATACTATTGCACAACATTTTTATGAGCAAGGTAAAGCTGATGCTATAAGAGATGTTGCTGCAAAATCTAAAAACGTACAAACTGAAGTAAGAGAAAGTCCTACTGGAGATGTATTTGTTAATGGATTAAAAGTAAAAGCAGTCAGTGGTTTAGATAGTTCAAAATTGAAAATTAAAACACGAAAATTTAACTAAAAAAATCAATTACAAATGGCTACATTAAATCCGGCGTTCGGAAGTTTAGTACCTTCTCAAGCGCCACAAACATTAGCTAATAACTATTTGGCATTTAACGGTGGTGCAAATGACTTTGCTCAACAATATTTACCAGAAGTATATGAAGCTGAAGTAGAAAGATACGGAAACAGAACTTTAAATGGTTTCCTAAGAATGGTTGGCGCTGAAATGCCAATGACATCTGATCAGGTTATCTGGTCTGAACAAAATAGATTACATATTGCATACACAGGTTGTGGTCTTAACGGTGGAGCTGCTTCACCAGTTATTACTATTCCTGCTAATGCTGGTACTATTCAAAATGCAATTTTCCCTAACGATACTATCGTAGTAATGAACCCAGTTACTGGAGTTACTATTAAAGGTATTGTTGGTGCAGTTGCTGCTGGTAATATTACTGCTTATCCTTTCCAAGCTAATAACTGGGATGCATTAGGAACAGGTGTACAAAACCTTAAGGTATTTGTTTACGGTTCTATTTTTGCAAAAGGAACAACTTCAGGAAGCAAATCAATTGAACCACAATTTACTCAGTATTCTAACCAACCGATTATCATAAAAGATAGATATGAAATCAATGGTTCTGACACTGCACAAATTGGATGGGTTGAAGTTGCTACAGAAGATGGTACATCAGGATACCTATGGTACTTAAAATCTGAGTCTGAAACAAGATTAAGATTTGATGACTATTTAGAAATGGCGATGGTTGAATCAGAATTAGCTGCAGGTGCTGCTGGTATTAACTTTGCTGCAAGCTCAGCAAACGTACCAGGATTTACCGCTGCTGGTGGTGCTGCTGTTGCTCATGGTTCTGAAGGTTTATTTGCTGCTATCACAGCAAGAGGTAACGTTATGACTGGATTTAACGGTGGTACTGGTATCTCTGACTTTGATCAAGTGCTTAAAAATCTTGATACTCAAGGAGCTATTGAAGAAAACATGCTTTTCTTAAACAGATCTATGGATTTAGATTTTGATGATATGCTAGGACAAATCTCTGGTGGTTTTGCTGGAGGTGTTGCTTATGGTTTATTTGAAAACTCTGAGGATATGGCTCTTAACTTAGGATTCTCTGGATTTAGAAGAGGTTCTTATGACTTTTACAAAACTAGCTGGAAATACTTAAATGACGCTTCTACAAGAGGTGCAGTTGCAGTTAGCAATATCGAAGGTGTATTAATTCCTGCGGGAACTTCTACAGTGTATGACCAAATTTTAGGTACAAACATTAGAAGACCATTCTTACACGTAAGATATAGATCATCACAAGGAGATGACAGAAGATACAAAAACTGGATCACTGGATCTGTTGGAGGTGTTTACACTTCTGAATTAGATGCAATGCAAGTTAACTGGTTATCTGAAAGATGTCTTGTGACTCAAGCTGCGAATAACTTCGTATTATTCCAAAGCTAATATTGCTTTAAAGTTTATCTCCGTCTTCGGGCGGAGATACTCTTTATTTTATTAATTATATTATATTATATCATGTCAAAAACAAAAGAAAATAAATCCCCACAATGGGAGATTAAAGATAGAACATATTATCTTTTACAGGACTTAAGTCCTTTAACATATACTTTAGGCGCTAGAAATTCACGTAGATACCCTTTAATGTGGTTTGATGAATCAACTGGAACACAAAGAGAAATAAGATACGCAACTAATCATAACTCATGTTTTGTAGATGAACAAAAAGGAGAGGTTATATTAGGTCATATTATTTTTGAAGAAGGAGTTTTAACTGTACCTAAAGCAAAACAAAATTTACAAAAATTACTTTCATTATATCATCCTAAAAAGAATATTATATATAAAGAATTAGAACCAATGAAAGTAGCAGAGGATGAATTAGATCAAATTAACTATGAAATCGATGCATTAAATCTTGCTAAGAATATAGAGATTGATCACGCAGAAGCTATATTAAGAGTTGAAAAAGGCTCTAGAGTTTCTGAAATGAGTTCTAAAGAAATTAAAAGAGATTTACTTCTAATGGCTAAGAAAAACCCTCAAGCGTTTTTAGCTATTGCAAATGATGAAAATGTAGGGCTTAGAAATACAGCTATTAAAGCTGTGGAGCTAGGTATAATTAAACTATCACAAGACCAACGAACATTCCACTGGGGCTCTAATGATAGAAAATTAATGACAGTTCCATTTGATGAAAACCCTTATTCAGCTATGGCTGCTTTCTTTAAAACTGATGAAGGTGTAGAAATCTTCAAAACAATAGAGAAAAAGTTACAATAATATGTAACTATAATTATAGTGAAGGGTCACTTTTGTGGCCCTAATCACTATTAACTAAAATATTAAAATGGCAATAAACGTAAATACTGTATATCAAACCGTTTTATTAATACTAAATAAAGAACAGAGAGGTTATATGACGCCTGTTGAGTTTAATAAAACAGGTGCTCAAGCTCAATTAGAAATATTTGAAACGTATTTCGATAGTTTAAATCAGCAAATACGTATTCCACAAACAGACACAGATTTTTCAGATAGAATACTTAATCTTGATGAAAAAATTTCTTTATTTAAAGAGTTTGGAAGCGCTACATCAATATCTTCAAGTAACGTTTTTAATTTACCACAACAATTTTCCGGTTCAGGATCTATAGCAACAACAACTTTACCAGCAGCTACAGCTGGAGCAACAACAGCTTATGTTATACAAACAGCAACAGCTAGTCAAATAGCTAATGGAGTTGTAGAGGTTTTTGCTAACGGTGTGTTAATATCTGATGATTTATATGAAATATCTGGAACAACAATAAATTTCTTTTCACAACCTACTATAGGTGAAACTTTAATTGTAAACGTATATCCAAAAGAATTCTATAGACTTGGTGATTTGTTTTATACAGCAGGTGCTTTACCTACTCAAGAACTAGAAAGAGTTGGTACTAAAGATTTATATCATTTATTATCATCTAATTTAACATCTCCAACTACAACCTATCCTATATACACATACAAAAATAATAAAATTACTGTATATCCAAATTCTATAACAAGTGGTATTACAGTATCATATATAAGAAAACCAATTGCACCTATATGGAACTTTACAACTGGTTTAAATAATCAATATGTTTTTAACGCTTCAACTTCTTTTAACTTTGAATTACATCCTGCAGAGCAAACAGAATTAATATTAAAAATATTATTATATGCTGGTGTTGTGATTAGAAGTCCTGAAATAGTACAAGTAGCTGCTCAACAAGTTGCACAAGAAAACATTAATCAACAAAGATAATAAATTATGCCAAGACCTGATGGTGGTTTAATAACCGAAACTAATAGACAATATTACGCTGGAGCTCAGCAGTTTTATATATCATCTGCAGGTGCAGGTAAAACTTTTACTAGCACGTTTAATACTGATTTGATATTTGGTAGTTCAGATAACGCTAGCGCACAATATGGCTTAAATAATTTTCATGTATATTCAAGTCCTGATGCTTTAACTTGGACTGAGTTAACACCTAATAATTCTAAAACAACAGCTGTTAATGTAAACGCTAATGTTGCTACAGGTACTCAAACATTGACAATTACAGTTGCTAATATAAATATTGTAGCTGGCATGTTAATACAAAACTCAGCTGGAACACAGACATATGGAACTGTAACTCAAGTTTTGTCTACAACAACATTTACATGTGCTGTAGCTATTCAAATACCTGCGAATGCAGCGTTAGTATTTAAATTTGCTGAACCTTATACAGAGGTTAATAATGTTATTACAATAAATTCTTATTTAGCGGCAGGTTCTTATTTAAAAATACAATTAACTGAATCAACTATAGAAAATAATTATGGTGATTATTCTTACACTAAATTAACTGATGTAATTGATAATTTTTTAATTGCATATGTAGGGGCTGGTAAACTTATACCTAGTGTAAAAAGAACAGATGTTATATTTCACGCAAGACGTGGTTTGCAAGAATTTAGTTATGATACATTAAGAAGTATTAAATCACAGGAATTAACCGTAAATAATGCCTTAAGTGTAATATTGCCTCAAGATTATGTCAATTACGTTAGATTTTCTTGGATAGATAAACATGGTGTGCAACATACTATATACCCTGCAAATGAATTAACTACAAACCCTTATGCTAACCCTGTTCAAGACGATAATGGTACACCTACTCAAGATAACTTTGATTCTAATATTCAAAGTACTTCACAAACAGAAGAAGCTTGGGCAAAAAATGATCCAAGAAATATAAGTGGTGCTTATACTGAAGAATACAGTGAGGCAAATATATATTGGCAAGGTTATTATAACGGTGCTTTAGGTCAAAGATATGGTTTAGAACCTGTTACTAGTCAAAAAAACGGATGGTTTACAATAAACGATAGAGAGGGTAAAATATCTTTTAGTAGCGATTTAAAAGGTAAACTAATAATACTAGAATATATATCAGATGGTAACGCTTATAACATGGACGTAAAGATACCAAAATTATCTGAAGAAGCTTTATATGCTTATATAATGCATGCTATATTATCTACATCAGCTAATGTTCAAGAGTATGTTGTTCGTAGATTTAAAAAAGAAGCTAGTGCTAAATTAAGAAATGCTAAAATAAGATTATCTAATATCAAGCTTGATCAAATAATTCAAGTAATGAGAGGACAATCTAAATGGATTAAAAACTAAACATGGCTGAAATTAAAAATAGTTTTCTAAGATCCAAGATGAATAAAGACTTGGATGATAGATTAATACCTAACGGTGAATATAGAGATGCGCAGAATATATCTGTAGGTAAATCTGAAGCTGATGATATAGGTGCTTTAGAAACTGTTTTAGGTAATGATTTAATAGATATAACGTCTCTTGGTGATAATACATTAAAGGTTATAGGTCAATATACTAATGAACTTAACAATACTATTATTGTATTTTTAACTGATTATACAGATCCTTATACTAATGGTAATCCAACTTATGCATCTTCTACGGCTAAATGTTATGTTTATGAATTATACGTAGGACCTACATCTGCTCAAAATACATGGACACTTTTAATCTCTGGATCATTTTTAAATTTTTCATCAAATGACTTTATAACAGGTGTTAGTGTAATAGAAGATTTGTTATTTTTTACTGATAATAGAAATCAACCTAGAAAAATAAACATACAAACAGCTAAAAATAATTCTGGTTACTATAAAGAAGAAAGTAATATTTCTGTTGCTAAATACAACCCTTATGAACCTATAGATCTTTTAAACAAGGTTACAACTACAACTACAACCACAGGCGCTTCTACAACTATTGCCGTAGCGTCCGCCAATGGTATATATCAAGGTATGACTGTGGTTCAATATAACAACGTTGCTTTAGAGGCTAAAGATTATATATATGTAACAAATGTTGCTGGAACTACAATTACTATTAATAAATCGGTTAATATATTAGCGGGAGATATTACTTTTTTAGCAACAACTATGACAGGTGTTGATATTACATATAATTTTAATAGCGGTAGCGCTAGTACATGGCCTGGAGATCCAGATTATTTAGAAGATAAATTTGTTAGATTTAGTTATAGATTTAAATTTGACGATGGCGAGTATTCTATAATGGCACCATTTACACAGCCAGCTTTTATACCTAAACAAAAAGGTTATTTTTTAGGTAGCGGAGATCTTGGCACGGGAGCAATCCCTACACCTTTAGATGAAGACAACGCTTTTAGAAGCACTATACTTCAATTTATGGAAAACGGTGTTCAAGACGTAGGTTTATTAATACCTTTTCCAGATGCTATAGATAATGTTAACACTAGTGTTGATGCTAATTATAAAATTAAAGAAATTGATATTTTATATAAAGAGTCTGATGGATTAAGTGTTAAAGTTTTAGATACTATAGATCAAACAGACTCGAGTTGGTCTGGTACTTCATCTACTTTTTACTATGATTACCAATCAAGAAAACCATTTAGAACATTACCACAGGATCAAACAACAAGAGTTTATGATAAAGTTCCTGTAAAAGCTTTTGCTCAAGAAACAGCAGGTAATAGAGTTATATATGGTAATTTTAAAGATAAATATACACCACCTTTACATTTAACATATAGAGTAGCTGCAGGCCCTAAAAGTACAGTTAAAAACTATGATTCATGGGTTGAATACCCTAATCATTCTGTTAAGCAAAATAGAAATTATCAAGTTGGTTTTGTTTTAGTAGATAAATATGGTAGACAATCAGATGTAATACTTTCAAGCGTCTCACCTAGCAACACTACTATTGGCGCAAATACTTACGGTGGTGATACAGTTTTTAATCCTTTTTATACAGCAACAGACGCAACTAATTATCCTATTAGAGATTGGTTTGGTGATTCGTTAAAAGTTCAAATAAATAATATAATAGAATCTGGTGGTAGTAATAGTTTACCTAAAGAATCAGGTCCTCAAAAAGGTGAACCTGGCTTATATGCTATACCAAGAGGAAGTGGTTTTGATGTTAATGGTGGAAGTCCTAATGTAACAGGTTCTACGTATGTTTTTAATCCTACTGCAGCGACTAATATACCTCAAGTAAATGATTATCTTAGAGGTGAATATAAAGATTTTGTTAAAGTTAGTTCTATAACCGGTACAGGACCTTATACAGTTACTTGTGATGGTGCGATAAATCAAGAAATATATAATGCTAGTGGTAACGCTGGAGCAGATATTAAATTTGCTTATAGTATAAATCCTATAGGATGGTATTCATATAAAATTGTAGTAAAACAACAAGAGCAAGACTATTATAATGTTTATTTACCAGGTATAGTAAATGGATATTTTGGTCACACAGAGTATTTTGGTGAAGAATTAGGGGAAACTGCTTTTTCCACATTGTTAGGTGATAACATAAATAAAGTACCAAGAGATTTATCAGAAGTTGGACCAGAGCAAAAACAATATAGAAGTAGTGTTAAGTTATCTGGAAGAGTTGAAAATATACTGCTAAATAAAACACCTTGGGTTAATTTAAATAAACAGTTTTATCCTGGAATAAAAAAACATGACATAGAACAGATAGGTGTAGAATCAACTTTAACCGGACGTGCACAGCTTAGTCAACACCCGTCTATATATCAAAATGAAACTGATCCTTATTTAATGAGGATAAGCACTAGAAATCAAACCATTGGTAGACAAGACACTCAATCTGGTGATGATGATTTTCCAGTTTTAGCTATATATGAAACAAATCCTGTAGAGTCTTTATTAGATATATTTTGGGAAACACCCACTGCTGGTTTAATAGCAGATTTAAACGCATCTATATTAACTAATTTTACAGGTGCTGTAGGTTGGGGTTCATATAATTGGAATCAACCTGAGTCTTTAGCTAAAGGTTCTGCTTTTATATCAGGTGTTTTTCCACTTAATAATAGTGGCGCTACAATGGCTGGTACTAGTATTAAAGCTGGTTCATTTAATGTTTTTGACGGTGCTGGTAACAATGTAACTAGTTTATTTGATTTTGTACCAGATTCTGGTTCAGGTTATAATTTTATAACTAATGCTACTAATGGTGATTTTGTTTTTAACGAAACTGTAAATATTAGAGAATTTACAATAGGTTGTATAATAGTAGGTCCTGGTTCTGTTGAGTCAGCACAAATATTTCTTGGAGGTAATTTATCTAATTCTAATCCTATAATAAATGGTGGTGTTGCTTTACCAACTATAACTATAACTACAGCAGATACTGGAACTATAGGCACAATAACAGGTACTAATGGTTCTTCTGATACTACTAGAAACACGCAGCAATTAAAATGGAGCATTACAGCTGGTAATACTTTAAATTCATTCTCAATAAATGAAACAACAGGTGTATTGTCTAGACCTAGCGCTTCAAGCCCTTCTGGTACTTTTAACTTAACAATAAAATTAGAAGATGCAAATGGTAATACAGCAAACGGTTCTTTAAGTGTTACAGCAACTCAACAAGTTGTTGTAAATTCTACAGCTATTGGTTTTCCTTTTTATGCATCGCCTCCTGGTGTATTTAATGATAGTTGTAATATCAATGGTTCACAAAACCCAGACTGTGGTTCTAACCTGTACTATAACAATACAACAAATAGTGCAACACCACAAGTTGGTGATGTTATAAGACAAGGGCCAAACGGAAGTAGTTCACCGGTTGCTGCTGCAGGATATTATTCTTATAATTGTGGTCAAACAGGTTTAGGTAATAGAAGAATATTTGAAATACAATCAAATACAACAGGTGTTGTTACTAGTGTAACTACTTGTTAAAATAAGTGATAATAAATTATGTCAGCTACTATAGAAGTTAAATATTTTAATACTTTTTTAATTAAAAAGCTAAAAAGCGTTGTTGAAGCTACTACAAAGCCTACAGCTCCGTTTGCTAATGTACCGTCTGATCCAGTTTACGTGGCTAACACTACATATGATTGGTATATTGAAGAAGCTAGAATTAGAGGTGGTTATAATAATACTATAGTTGATTTAGGTGTAAAAGCTTATTTAGATGAACTAGAACCTTTACAGCAAGACAGGTTTAATACATTGATTTACTCTGGTATATTTAATTCAAGAACAGGTGTAAATGACACTAATCAATTTTCTGTTGGTCAAGATATTACTAGATCAGCTGATCCAGCTAATGGTTCAATACAAAAACTTTATGCTGAAGATACTAACTTAATTATATTCCAACAAAATAAAGTTAGTAGAGCGTTGATAGATAAAGATGCTATATATTCAGCTGAAGGTAATGCTGCTGTAACCTCTACTAATTTAGTAATTGGTCAAATAGTAGCTTATGCAGGTGAATATGGTATATCAAACGATCCATTTAGCTTTGCTGTATATGGTTATAGAAAATATTTTACAGATAGAGCAAGAGGATGTGTTTTAAGATTATCAGCAGATGGTATAACAGAAATATCATCATACGGTATGCATGACTTTTTTAGAGATGAGCTTGCTGAGTCTGTACAACAAATTAGAGCGGGTTGGGACGCTCATAATAAAAATTATGTTTTATCAATACAAAAAACAAATGGAACTTATAAAACTTTAACGTTTGACGAAAGCGTTTTAGGTTGGACAAGCTTTTTTGATTATAAACCTGATTTTGTTACAAGTCTAAAAAATAATTTTTACAGTTTAAAAGTTACAACTAACAATGGTCAAGGTGTTTGGCTTCACAATACTGGTAATTATGGTAAGTTTTATGAAATAGCTTACGATTCAGATGTTACAGTAATATTAAACAAAGAGCCATCACTTGTTAAAAACTTTAAAACTATAAACTATGAAGGTAGCGATGGTTGGCAACTAGAAAGCATGGTAGCTAGTTCTGGTGATGTTTCAGTGCCTATAGGTAAGTATACATTACAAACAAATTTAAGTGCCTTAGAATCAGACTTATTTTCTAACAACTTTAAAAGAAAAGAAAAGAAGTTTTTTGCAAACTTAATAAATAACTCACCTGCTACTGAAGGTGAAATACTATGGGGACCATCTTCTACAGGTTTAAAAGGTTTTTTTACAGAAGCTAAAATAAAACTTGTTAATCAAGACTACCCAACAACTAAAAAAGAATTATTTGCAGTATCATCTGATATTGTAGAATCATCATATTAAATTAAATGAAATTAAAAAAAATAAATGATATTTCTATTGTTCATAACGATGGAGATATTGTTATAACAGATGAAATACCTGTAACTCACGAGTTTGCAGATCAACTTTATATTAGATCTATGACTATGTCTAAAGGTCAACTAGTAAAAGGTGCTATACATAACGATAGTCATATCTGGTTTTTAATGACTGGTAAAGTTGCTATAAAAAATAATAATGAAATAGTTATACATGAAGCGCCTTGTTATACTATTTCTAAAGCTGGATCTCAAAGATATATTTATGCACATGAAGATTCTATATTTATAAATGTACATAAAAATCCTAGCAATACAAAAGATATTAAAAAGTTAGAACAAGAACTTGTTTCTTTAACACAAGAGCAATATGAACAAAAAAACAAATAAACTATGGCATTTATAGTAACAGCAGCAGTTATTGGTGGTGTGGCTACAGTTGGAGCTACAGCTATAGGCGCTATAAGCGCAGGCAAGCAAGCTAAAAGAGCTGGTAGAGAAAAAGCTCGTTTAGAAGACAAATTAAAAACTTTAGAAAATAAAAGGCAACCTATAATTAATCCATATGCTGGTGTAACAGATTTATCAGGTATGATAACGGATTTAAGCGGTATGGTTTCTAATCCTTATGCTAATTTAGGTGTTGCAACTAAAGCCGCTGAAATAGAAATTGAAGAAGCTGATATTGCTTTAGCTAATACACTAGACACATTAAGAGCTACAGGTGCTAGTGCTGGAGGAGCTACCGCTTTAGCTCAAGCCGCTTTACAAAGTAAAAAAGGTGTAAGTGCTAGTATAGAACAGCAAGAAGCACAAAATGAAAAACTAAGAGCTCAAGGTGAAGATAATTTACAAAGATTACAAATGGCTGAAGCACAAAGAGTACAATCAGGTTTATTTGGTGAAGCGCAAAGAATGCAAGATGTAGATGTTAAAGGTAAAACTTTTGTTTATAGTGAAAAAGAAAGAAGAGAGACAGAGCAATTAAATAGAGTTCAAGCACAAATAACAGGTCAACAACAGGCTCAAGTAGCTGCAAGACAAAACCAAGCTTCTATTATAGCAGGAGGAGTTGGAGCTCTAGGAAACATAGCAGGAAGCTACATGGGAGCTTTAGGACAAGTTGAAGCAGCTAAAATAAATAATATAAGATAATGGGAGCATACGAAAATCCAGTAACAGTAGTCGACACTAAAAGCGGTCAGATTTGGGCAAATGCAATACAAACCTTAGGTAATCAAGCATCTAAAGTTTTAGATGACGAAAGAGATAGGCTTTTAGAGTTAAATAAAAACTTTGCTGTTAGACTTCAAAAAATACAAGAACAGGGTGTAAAAGATTATGATGTTCTTTCTGGTGCTTTAAGTGAAGCTAATATTAATGATCAGCAAATATATGATCAAGCTCAAACTTTTCAAACATTAAAAACAAACGCTTCTGTTAAATTATTACAAACTGGTAGACCTCAAGAAGAACTTGCTCAAGCTCAAAAAGAGTACAACGAAGCTAATAAAGCTTTAAAAGGTTTAATACCATATATAAAATCAAAAGGAGAGTCAACTCAAGATTATTTAAATGAAATAGGTAACAATCCTGTTAACGTAGGTGAACAAGGTTATGCATCTATGACAGAAAACCAAGAGTTTCAAATCGGTACATGGATAGACACTGGGTTTTTAAAAGGATCTAAAGAAATAATTTATGATAAAGAAAAAGGATGGGGAACTAAATATAAAGAATTAGATGATAAAGAAACAGGTGTTGATAATAAAGAATTTATTATTTGGGGTACTCAAGCTGCAAACTATACTACTACTAAAGTTCCTACTGTAGATAAAACTTTAGAAAATGTTTTAGTTGAAAGTGGTGTTATAGATAAAAATGGTAAATTAACTTCAGAGTATCAAGACATAAACTCTGAACAAACTAGAGTACAAAAAAGTAAAAATGGTGATATAACAGCTGTTATTGTTGGTCCTAATTGGGAAATGGCAGCTTTAGCTATAAATGATAGAGTAGATAAATTAGCTCAAGGTTATTTAAAAGATCCTAAAACAGCTAATGCTGTTTGGAGAAATGTTTTAGGTGAAGCAGAGGATTTAAAAATCGTAAAAGGTGGTGCTATAGACCCAGAACAATCTAAAATATTTACAGAAAGACTTAAACTAAGAGCTGGAAATTATATTCCTAATGTTGATTATATAAGTTCTGATGATCCAAAAGCTAAAAAATGGGTGCAAGAAAATCCTGGAGCTTTTGAAATAAAAAAGTTTGGAAAAACAACTATACCATCAGGTAGTACTTCTAGTAAATATAAAGACATATCAGCAGAAGAAAGCGCTGTAAAAATATATAACGAATTCGCGAGAGATCCATTAGGTGCTTACAATAGATATAAACAAGGACCAGAAGAAAAAGCTACTTTAGTAGAAGGCTCTATAATTACAATTCCTCAATTTGATAATGAAGGAAATGAAGAAGAACCTTTAAGATACAACATGGATAATAAACAGGAAAGAGGTATATTTTTTCAAGAACTTTTAAATGTAAGCAAACTTGCTGGTGGAGATGACAAAGGAAGAGCAATAAGATTAGTTTATCCTTCGTTGGTAGATAGTATGAGTGATAAATATATAGAAAAGAAAACTAAAAAATCTAAGAAAAAACTTCCTATAATTAAAAAATAATCTAATTATGTACGAACTTGATGGTCAAGAATATAGTTTAGAGGAAATACAAAAAGCTGCAGAAGAATCTAATTTAACTGTAGAAGAATATATCCAACAAACTGGAATAGTAAAGAAACAAGCTGTTGCGGAGGATGTTGCGGACGTAACAGCAGTAAACGAACAGATAGCAACGGGTCAGAGTACGGACTTAGGATCGGGAGATATTTCTTTGGATTTAAGCAAGATAAACAATATAAATAAAAGGTTTAGTAAAGATAAAGATGGTGTAACAACTGATCAAACTCCTTTAACAGAAACTCAAGTTGTTGATCTAACTTCTTACATAGATGAATTAGAAAAAGAAGTTAAATCTGATAAAAGTGAAAGCGAGATAATTCAATCAATAGAAAATATAAGTAATGTTAAAGAAAATTTACCTGGACAATTAAAAGGTACTTGGGAAGATATTAAAGCGCAGGGTTTAAAATTTATTCAAGAGGTTGCAGGTGATGATGCTGCAGATTTTATAACAGGAGAATCTATTGGTGCAGGTGCAATAGCTTATATAGACCCAGAAACAAACGAAGAAGTTTTGTTTAAAAATAATCCTGAAAAATGGAAACAACTAAGCGATGATAAAGCTAAAGCTATTTATTCTAATACTAAAAAAGAAGTTGGTAGCTATGCAGATGAAGCTTGGATAAACATGGTAAAAAAATCACAACAATTAGCAAAAGAACAAAAAGATATAGGAGGTGGTTTTGTAAAAGGTTTTAAAGAAGGTGATGTTTCTGATTTAATTGGTGCTTCTTTTAACGCTGTGGGAGGTGTAATTAGTACTATGGTACCAGCCGTTTTAACAAGAGGTATAAGTTTAGCTCCACAAATATCAGCGCCAATGATTACTGATTATAATGTTGAAAAAGCTAAAGCTTTATATGGTGATGTTGACGATGCTTTAGATCAGCTTCAAAATAATGAACAGATAGACTTAATAACACCGGCAATATTATCTTCATTTGCTGTAGCCGCTGAATATTTTGGTTTAAAAAATATAGGTAAAATAATTTCTAGACAAGCTTGGAACTATAGAGGTTTAGCTAATACAGCTGTAAACGTTAGTGTAAATGGTTGGCAAGAACAAGTTCAATTTGGTTTAGAAACAGTTAACAAAAGTTTAGCTGAAGGATTTAACGTAGAGGATGCGATAACTACAGGTATTAATTCTATGGCTTCAGATGAAGGTATTGACGCGTTTTTATCTGGTGTAGTTGGTAGTGCGGTTGTTGGTGGAGGAGGTAATAAAGCTTTAAGAGCTTTACGAAATGACTCTAATGGTGTCAACATAGTTAATAGTTCTATAAACAGGATGCATGCTTTAACTTTACAGAAAAATGGAACTAAAGATAAAAGAGTAAAAGCTTTAATTGAAGAAGAAATACAGAATACTCAATCAAAATTAAAAACATATTTAGAAACTAACCAAAAATTATCTACTTTTTTAACCGAAGAACAAAGATCTGAATTAATAGGTTTAATTGATAAAAAAGATAAACTTTATAATGATGCTATAGATCTTAGAAAAAGTAATCAAAATGGTGATTTAAGTAATAAAGAATATGGTTATGCTATAAGAAGTATAAATAATCAGGCTAAAAAAATAGATACAGACATACAATTAATAAAGAAAAATATTAACGTAGAGCAAGTAACAAAAGATATTGAGACAGCTAAAAAAGTAGGTGAAAAACTTGGTTATACACCTGAGGTATTAAACAGTGAACAGTTTAAAACTAGAATAGAAGAATTAGAATTTTCAGAACAAGAAAAAAACGAAGCGTTATTATCTGAAGGTTTTATCACACCTGATGGACAAGTACTTATAAACAAAGATAGAGCTGTTGAAGTTGGAGCTATAGGAGTTGGATCTCATGAACTATTACATCGTATAATTAGAAATGATTTATCTGATCCTGTTAGAAGAAAAGAAATAGTAGATAATTTTAAAGATCAACTGTCTCAAAAAGAACTAAATATTGTTCAAAAAAGAATAGATGATAATTATAGATTTAACGAGGACGGTACTGAAAAAAGTGAAAGTGAATATAATGAAGAGTATTTAACCGCTTTCTCAGATGCATTAAGATCTGGTGAAATAAGTTATGAAAAAACATTATTTGAAAAATTAGCAGAACCTATTTTAAAAATATTTAGACCAAAAGGATTTACTAAAGCAAGTTTTAAAGATGGTAAAGATGTTTATAATTTTTTGAAAGAATATCAAAGAGAACTAGCTAAAGGTAAATTAACAGAAAGAGCTGAAAGATTAACTGAAGTAAAACAAGCTGGTGAGGTAAAAACTAAGTTATCTAAAACTATTGTAGCTGAAAACAAACGATTATCTGAACAATTAAAAACCGCTACAGCACAAGAAGCTGTAGATATTAAAAATGATTTAGCTTTAAATAATGAAGGTATTGTAAACGACTTTGTTAATTCTAAATTTAAAAGTGGATTAGGTATAACTAAAGATGAATTTAAATCTGGTGTTCAAGAAGAGGTTTTAGTTTACTTAAACAAAACTTATGATCCTAGTAAAGGAGAGTATGGGGCTTACATTAGAGAAGGTTTATTTGGTGGAGGTAAATTTGGTGGTGGTAGATTAGGTAATATATTAAGAAGGTTAGGTCAAGAAGGAGATTTGTTTACTAAAGAAATAGATGATAGAACAACTCCAGAAACATTAGATGTAACAACTGAAGAAGTTACAGAAAGGGTTGCGGAAAAACCAACTAAAGCAAAAGAAAGTTTAAGAAAAAAAATAAAACTAGATAAAGCTACTACACAAAAAGTAATTGATGCTGTGGTAAAAACATTTGGTACAAAACTACCACCTGTAGACTCACCTAAGTTTAAAAAAGCTTTACAAAAAGCATTTAGAACAGAACTTAAAACAACTATTGCTAAAGATGTTTTAGGATCAAGAGCAGCTTATGAAACTTTTTTAAGAGATAACTTTGAAAATATTTACGAAGCTATACCTCAAGATATTATAAATAAAAGATTTAGACCGTTTGCAGAGGATACTGGTAAAAGAGAACAGACTAAAGAAGGTAAGAAAATATTTAAGAAAAAAGATATTACTAAAGCAGAATTTATAAAATACTTTTTAGGTAGAGATGTTGGCACATCTACTAAAGGTACTAGAAAAGATGCATTAGCAGAAGCTTTAGCAGAAGAGTTTGCTTTTGATGCTACAATGGAAACTATACAAAAACCAGAGGTTGTAGAAAAAAGAGAGTTTGTAGATAAAGCACAAACTACAGAAAAAGTTTCTAAAGCAATTAAAAGACCTATTGATTTAAAGTTTAGTAAAACAAATAAAAGAATTGGTGGTATTTTAGATAATCCTTTATTTGAATTAGAAGAAAAAGGTATTGATCAAGTTTTAGCTAAAAACAATGCGGGTAAAATTTATAATTTAAAAACAGAACAAGGTATTAAAGATTTTGTTGAAGCTTTAAAAACTGAGCTTTTACCATTAATGCCAAGAGAATTTTGGTTTGCTAATAAAGCTGTATTAACACCTAGTTATTATATAGTAGGAACTAGTAAAGATAATAAAGAGTTAAAACAAAAATATAAAGATTTATATAATAATGTTTATGTTCCAGCTATAGAATCAATAAGCAAAGATTCTACACAAAAATATGGTAAACCTATTAAAGGAATAGATAATTATTCTATACCAGCATACTCTACTATTTTTAAAAATGTTGCAACAATAGAAAAAAATATAAAAGAAGGTAAAATAAAAGATTGGAATAAAAAAGTCTCTACCATACATAAAGAAATGTGGAAAAGATTTAATACTGCTATAAATAATAATAAAAAAATTGCTCCAGTTATAGGTAATTATTTAAAGTTTACTGGTAGTGCTACATCGCATTGGCATAAATTAGGTGCTCAATTTGTGGGTTATTCTAAAAAAATTACAGGAAGTAGATTGGAATATGAGCACGCAATGCCTGCAACAGCGGCTTACTTATATTTAATTGATACATCCTTAAATGGTTACAATTTTGATGCTTCTTATAATGCTGTAATGGATAATTATAAACTTATAGCGTTAGACAAAGCTATGGACAAAAAACTTACGGCTGTAGGTTTACAAAGAAAGATGCCTAAAGGTTGGAGACTAGGTGAAAATTTTTGGTGGCAAAGATATTTTAACGATTTAGTCATAACACAAGAAGGAGGAATAAATCCTAATTCTTTAATGGGTATTAATGGTAAAAACTTTGAACAAGAATTTAAAATAAATAATTCTGGACAACCTACAACAGCTGCTTTAATAAAAGCTTCATCTCAAGCTAAAGTTTTTAACGAAAAAATATTACCAAAAAATATTAAATTTTCTAAAACTGATATTAATCAAAACGTTCTTAATGAAATGCAGCGTTTGGATAAAGAAGCTACGGATGCTAGGGTTGCTTTTAGTAAAACACAAGATCTTAATAAAGATTTTAATGATATATTAGAAAGAGCAACAGGTATTGGTACAGAAAAAAGATATGGTAGAACCAAAGCTAGAGCTGTAGGTGCTGATAAAGGTAAATTTAATTTACTAGGTATACCACCATCTGCTCAAGATTTTGTAGGTTTAACTAGATATTTTGCTGGTAAAGGTAAACAAGGTGATGAAACTATAGCTTGGGTAAAAGAAAACTTTTTAGATCCATTTGCTAGAGCTAATATAGATATATCAAACGCAAGAGTTGCTTTAGCTAATGACTTCAAAGCTTTAAAACAATTACTAGGTGTTAGCCCTAAAGATTTAAACAAAAAAATAACTGGTGAACCTTATACTGTAGGTAATGCTGTTAGAGTTTACACGTGGGTACAACAAGGTATGACTATACCAGGTTTATCTAAAGCTGATCAAAAAATACTAGAAGATTATGTTACTGCAGACGAAAACTTAGTTACATTTGCTAATGAGCTTATAGCTATAAATAAAGATAATGGTTACCCTAAGCCTACTGAAGGTTGGTTAGCTGGTACTATTACAACTGATTTATTATCAGGTTTAAATACTGTTGTTAGAGCTAAGTATTTAAAACAATGGCAAAATAATGTAAATGAAGTATTTAGTGAAACTAATATGAATAAGCTTGAAGCAGCTTATGGTAAAGGTTACAGAGAGGCTTTAGAAAACATGCTTGGTCGTATGAAAACTGGTACCAATAGAGGTTTTAAAGGTGATACTTTAA